AATATAGTGCTGACTTTGCTGATGAATTATCTAATTTAGGGGATACTGAAATTGTCGTACCAAAGTTTGATAATAATGGTAATCGTGTAGCTCAAGAAGTTAATAAAGAAAATATAAAAGAATATGTAATGGTACCTAAATCAGATGAAAGTGGTGGATATGATAAAGTTCTTGCAAAAGATTTATAAAGACTCTGGTATTGGTTCTACTCATGTAATAACCAGAACAGGTAATAAAGTTTTAAAAAGATGGGGTGTATGGACTCCTTTTTTTACAATTTTAATATCTAAAATATATCCAGTAAAACAAGTAGCACATAATCATGAGGGTTCTTTTATATCTTTTTTATTGTGGGGTAAATATCAAGAAACTGTATTTGACTCAGCTAAAAGCCTTATACAAGTAAATGATAAAAAATGGTTTAATCGATTAAGTCACGACAAATATCATACGATTAAAGCAGAACAACCAGTCTATACAATTATGTTTATGGGCAGACGAATAAATGAAATTACATCAAGTTTAGTAAATAATAAAATTGTTCCATCAAGAAAAATTATAAGAGGATACCGATAATGCCGTTAGTTAAAGTGCCATTTAAACCAGGGTTTAATAAACAGATGACACAATCAGCTGCCGAATACACATGGACGGATGGTGACTTTGTACGTTTTAGATATGGCGAACCAGAAAAAATAGGTGGTTGGCAAAAACTTACCTCTAATACAATACCAGGAGTAGCGAGAGATTTACACAATTGGGCTGATCTAGACGGTAACAAATATTTAGCCATTGCGACAAACAAATGTATTATTATTTATTTTGGTGGTGCTTACTATGATATTACGCCATTAAATACAGCAATTACATCTTGTACCTACACAACAACTAATGGTTCAGCAACACTTACAGTAAACAAAGCAGGACATGGTTTAGCTGCAGGTGATCTATTTACTTTTAGCAATATGACTATTCCTGGTAGCGGCACTGGTTTCGTTGCTGCTGACTTTACGACTAATACATTTGAAATTGTAACTAGAGCAACCGATTCATTTACCGTAACTATGGGTAAAGTAGAATCTGGTGCTGGTGTGACAGGTGCAACAGGTTGTAATGTAAACCCATACATAAAACCTGGACCAGCAGTAGCAACACCTGCTTATGGTTATGGGGTAGCTCAATGGGGTGGTGAAACTATATCTTTAACTAAAAATGATTTGGATGGTGCGTTAGGTGATAATACCGCAGGTACAGGTGGTTCAGGTACAGCAGTAACATTAACTTCTACTTCTGGATTTAGTACCTCTGGACACATATTGGTGGGTTCAGAATTAATTACTTACACAGGCATTTCTAGTAATGATTTAACAGGTATTACTAGAGCAGCTTTAGGTTCAACCAGAGCAGCACATGATGACGCAGCAGTGGTGACTGATGCTACTAACTTTGTTGCATGGGGTAATGCAGCAGCAACTACTGACGTAACTTTAACCCCTGCTAACTGGGCTTTAGATAATTTTGGTACAATTCTAATAGCAACCCTCAAAGACGGTAAGACTTTTGAATGGAATCCAACCAGTGGTACAAGCACACGAGCTACTGTATCTAGTACAAACCCTACAGCAAGTGTAATGACTTTAGTATCAGGTCGAGACAGACATTTAATACATTTAGGCACAGAAACAACTGTAGGTAATACTTCATCACAAGATAAAATGTTTATAAGATTTAGTGACCAAGAAGATAGAACTGATTATACCCCAGTATCTACTAATACTGCGGGTACTTTTAGATTAGATTCAGGTAGTAAAATAGTAGGAGCTCTACGAGCAAAAGATTATATTTTTATATTAACCGATACTTCTGCTTATACAATGCAGTTTGTAGGCCCACCTTTTACTTTCAACATACAACAAGTTGGATCTAACTGTGGTTTGATTGGACAGCACGGAGCAGTGTATGTAGACGGTGCGGTATACTGGATGGGTGAGTCTGGTGGTTTCTTTGTGTTTGATGGTACGGTCAAACGATTACCTTGTTCAGTAGAAGACTTTGTATTTACTAATGTAGATAGTGATGATTTAGGTTTAAACTATGACGCTGGTGAATTAGTTTATGCGAATTACAATTCTCTATTTACTGAGATAAACTGGTTTTATGCTAAAGCGGGGTCTACTAGCGTTGATCGATGTGTAACTTTAAATTATCGAGAAGGAGCATGGACTACCAGTTCCTTAGCACGAACCACTTACATTGACCAATATTTATTTGACAGTCCTATAGCATCAGAATTTGCTTCTACTGGCACTCCTACTTTCCCAACGATACAAGGGGCAACTTCAGCATTAGGGGCTACTACTTTGTATGAACATGAAAAAGGTGTGAATCAATCAGACCAAAACGGTAATGCTACTGCAAGTATTGATGCCTTTATTGAATCAGGTAGTTTTACTTTAGACGCTGAAGGCGGACAAGGTGAGAACTTTATTAAGATAAGACGTTTCTTACCAGACTTTAAAATACTAAGCGGTAATGCGACAGTCACTATACAACTTAAAGACTTTCCTTCTGAAACAGAAGCTAGTTCATCACTAGGGCCATTTACGGTAACCTCATCAACTAAAAAAATTGACACTAGAGCAAGAGGTCGTTTTGCATCATTAAAAATAGAAAACACATCAACCGATGAAAACTGGCGATTTGGTTCGTTCAGAGCAGATGTGCAACCAGACGGGAGAAGATAATGGCTAAAATAATTGTTACTATTCCAGAACCTAAAGCTGATTACGACCAATCTAATCAAAGACAGATATTAGAAGCTTTAAATACATTAAAGAATCAACTTAATTTTTCGTTTCAAACAGATTTTAAAAACGAACAAGACACTTTTAACTGGTTTATCTCATGACAATACAATACAAAAATCAAGGATTTACTTTAGCCAATACTGATGAAACATCTGTATTGACCGCACCAACAGACGCACGTTTACTCATTAAACAAATACAAGCAGTCAACATACACAGTAGTGCAGTCACTTTAACAACAAAGCTTACAGATACTTCTGCATCAGCTACGCATGTCATTGGTAATCAAGACATTGCTGCGACGAGCACGACCGATATTATTACCAATACGCTAGTATTAGAAGAAGGTGATATACTTAAAATGACCGCAGAAACAGCCGCAAAACTGTCTGGAGTAATCTCCTACGCACAATTAGACAGATCGCAAGAAAATGGTTAAAATGTCGCCATGACTATTACTATTGATTGCGAAGCACAAACAAAGATATCTAATAAAAAGACGGGTGTCGAGTACGAGTCTGAAGAAGTAGCACAAGCTGATGTAGCAGATGCTGGTACTTCTACCAAAGAAGAAGATATCCAACGTGATGTGACTATTATTGTTCCTAAACTTGATCTCTTTGGGGAGACGAATGAGTGAGCCAAGAGGCGGCACAGAGTTACAGCATGAGTTTTTAACGGCAAGAGTAGACGAGTATCTACTTAGTCACTTTCAAATTTGCACTTCTATACCAGGCAAACTACCTATAGATGAAAGCAAGATTAACATCTTATGGCAAAAGAACAGCTACGACCAACCTAACATCAAACCTTTTTTTGCAGATAAAAGTAATCATCGTTTATACGATTGGTATGTCTTTAATTCACATTGGAACTATGAGAAGTTTCGTATGATGTATGATATACCAACTGAAAAATGTCATGTGATTAAAAATGGCGTTACTAGTTTTCCAGAAAGAAAGCCGTACAAACAGGGGGATACACTTAGATTAGTCTTTCAGCCAACACCTTGGCGTGGTTTAAATGTATTGTTATTAGCCATGCAATACTTGCAAGATGAGAATATAATATTAGATGTTTACAGCAGCTGTGAGGTGTATGGTGAAGAATTTGCTAAAAGTAATAATGCAGACTGGGAAAGACTATTTGATCAAGCAAGAACATTACCTAACGTTAACTACATTGGCTATCAGCCTAATACTTTTATTTTAAATAAGATGAAAGATTACCACATGTTTGCTTACCCTTGTATCTGGGAAGAGACCTCATGTATCTCGGCTCTCGAAGCTATGGCTGCTGGTCTATATTGTGTAACTACCAACTATGGCGCTTTATATGAGACTTGTGCTGAATTTCCAATCTATGTTAACTACACTGATAATTACAAAAAGTTAGCAGAAAATTTTGCTTATGCTATAAAAACAGGTATGAGTCATTTACACTATGACTATATACATGAGCATCTTTTACTACAACAAGATTACACAAAACGATTTTATAATTGGACAAAAAAATCTATTGAGTGGACTAGATTTTTAGAAGGAGCTTTAAATGCCAGATCCAAGTAAACCTTTATGGTTAAACAAAAAAAGAGAACTAGGTATCTATGTAGCTACACCCGTACACTCAGATGTGTCAATTCATTACACGCAAAGCTTACTAGAGTTTCAAAAAGCTTGTATGGAAAAAGGTATCAAAGTCATGTTTGAAATGATAAAATCATCGTTAGTGACACAAGGTAGAAACTTATGTACCGCTTCTTTTTTGAACAGTGAGATGTCACACATGCTCTTCATAGATTCAGATATAGCGTTTTCCTCGGACAGCATATGGAGTATGCTTGAGGCCGACAAGGACGTCATTTCTGTGCCTTACCCTTTAAAAGATATTAAGTTCGACAGACTCATTCAGAAGATACTACACGGTGATGTGACCACGGCTCACGAAGCACATGTCAATTGTAATACTTACCCTCTGCGATTAGAAGATAGTGAAGCGATAGAGGTAGAGGGTGAAGGTGTGATTGAAGTTACTCATGCACCTACTGGATGTATGCTTATCAAACGAGAAGTGTTTGATACTTTAATTGAATCTTATCCAGATATGGAGATACATCAAGAGAGTCTAATTGATGGCAGATTACAGAAAAAACCTTATCTGTATAACTTCTTTGACACTTATTACGACAAAGAAAACAAACGTTTTCTTGGTGAAGACTTTGCTTTTTGTAAGCTGTGGCGTGATATAGGCGGTAAATGTTATTGCTATATAATGGACTATATAACTCATGTAGGTGAGTTCCAATATACAGGTCGTTTGTGGGACGAAATGAAGCCTAGTAGTGTTGATAGCACTGAAGAATAAGGGTAAACTTATCTTAATAAGATTAGGAGATTATTTTAATGGCCCCAATGTTAGCAACAGCCCTAATGGCCGGTGGAGTAACTTTTGCATTGGCTAAATTGTCCGGTGCATCAACTGGTGATTCATTAAAATCAGGGTTTTTATCAGGTATCGGTGCATATGCGACAGGCGCTTTAGGTGCTGGTTTAAGTAAAGCATCTTCCGATGCAGTTTTAACAGAAACTATTAAATCTGGAGGAACTGACCTCTTAGCTAAAGGTGTATCAGCAAGTGTTCC